GTTCAGCCCGGACAGCCCTGATGCGAGTCCGGTTTGGTCAAGACTAATTTTTACCTGTAAATTGCTAATAGTCTCGTCAGCCACTTGGTTCACCTACCTTGTAGACCAATAACAAAAGGCACCCCCTAAATAAGACCTTTGGTTGTGCCCCTACCAGACCGTGCCTATACCCCGCCTTACCTCACCATACCCAGACCATGCCTGGCCAGACCCGCTCCTCACCCGACCGCTCCTCACCCCACCGCATTTATTATCCCATCCAAACTAACTTTCGCCAGTCTGGAGGAATGACCCCATCTCGCAACGCCTTTGCCGTCATCCCTCTATGCCGTCCATCTGCCCTCAAGACATGGCACCGATGGCAGAGGGTTCTCAGATTCTTTAACTCATTTCCTGCCAACTTACCACTCTTGATATGATCAATATTACATCCTTCAAGACTTACGGGTTTTCCGCAATGAATGCAGCAACTAGCATCTCGCTCCCAAACAATTCGGCGCAATTCTTGCCATACTTCTTTAGGCGGTCTATGCCGAGGCACTATCTTCATCCTGGGTCTCAAAACTTTCAACCGAGAATCTTCCAAAGCCAATCATGCGGCCATCCCCAAGGCCTGCAAATTTGCCAGAATCTATTGTAGCAGCTTCCATCTCTCCCCTGCTAACAATGGTTTTATCCCAGAGTAAATTACATTCTGCTTTCCAGCCGGGAGAGGCAGCAACCCGATACCGGACATTTCGCCCCTTGGTTGCAGGATTTTTAACGCTTCTCACATCCAAATACACAGGTTCTTCGGTAGCATTGACAAGATCCACCACATTATCAGGCAAATACCGATCAACCAAGATCCGATCATCCATAATCTGAAGAGTGGCGGCTACCATTGTCTGAATCGAGCCCCTGCCCTTCTTGGTATATTTGCTACCTGCCCGGATGCAAGCAAAGATATATGAAGGATCAAGATAAAGTTGCTTATCTTTCGTAACAAGATATGTCTTTTTCCACTCTTCTGGATCATTCCCAGCAACGCCCGTCCTTTCCTGCTTTTCAAGCGGTAGCGCATCCGGACCGAAATAATGCCAGAGGAGCGATCTAGTTCCCTTGATTTTAACTGTTGCCATCAAAATGTTGCCCAACCCTATCCCTCCCTGAATTAATTTACTACCCATATAATACAATAACATTACATAACCTGTCAACATAAAGTTATTGTATTATGCATACCTTTAGGGTAGTATCTTAGACAGGAGGATGAGATATATGTCGGCAATTAAAGTCTTAAAAAACCGAAAACAATTTACCAGCACGCTCAGGAACGATCTCTTTGAAAAAATCAGGGATTATTCGCAGGAAACTGGAATCCCCCTGACGAAAATTCTTGATAAAGCTCTTGAAGGATATTTTTCACAAGCGAAGGGTTAGAAGATCTGATCTATGGTCACGCTCTTCTTCTTATTTTCCCTGTAGGCCATCAGGTTAAGGAGATAAAAAAAATCACATTCGTCGATATCAACCAAGCTCCAGCCATCTTCCAACCGTGCTAGATAAAATTCCTTCATGAAATCCTCCGGGGATATCAGATCTTCGCTTCTACCCCCGCCTGAGCGTTTTTTGGGAATCTCTCAAGAGTTGCCCCCATCTGACCGATTACGCTAGAGATGCACTCCATGAGTGCCGGAATGAGTTTATCGGCATCCAAGTTGTCGTAGACATCGTTAATAGTAAATTGCCGGCCATAGATTTCGACCAGATAATCGATTAAACCATCAAAGTCTTCGGGCGTAATGTCACTGAGATTTACGTTTTTTGTCAGTTCCATTGCCTTTCTGACTGCCCGGGATTTAGGTGCCGGTGCGTAGTAGGTAGTACCGTTAAGAATAATTTCCATATTCTTCTCCTCCTGGTTTATAATAATATTTAATATTAAAAGAAAGGAGCGATTCCCATGATCAAGTGTCCGAAGTGCGGTAGCGAGAACATAACTCCTAACAAAATTGGCCTCTGGAAGGTTCTTTCAACGCTATTCTGGGCCATCATCAGCGCAAGTATCGCTACCTATTACTGGCCGGTATGGATTCTGTTCGGCATATTGTGTTTGGTGCTCATCCTGTTCATAATGGCCTACGTGAAAGGATTATTTGTTACAGCCGTCACGCAATGGAAATGCAAGAGATGCAAGACAATTTTTAATGTGGTTCCCCAGTCTGCTGCTCCTACTTCCAATTGACTTCGCAGGAAATAATTTGGGCGGCTACCGAAACCGGTGCCGCCCCTTTCTTTACGCGCTGGTGAAATTACAAATCGACGTACTCGCCAGCTTGTTCCCGGCCAGGTCGGACACGGAGGCTGTGCAAACCGCGACATAGGCGGTTGATGCAGACAGGTTGGCGCTCGGGATAAGCGTCACGATCTTGCTGGTGCCGTCCAGCGTCAGAGTTCCGGCCACCAGAGTACCATCCGACGACTTGAGCAGGAAGAAATTATCGCTGCTCACTTTGGACGGATCGATCGCCTTGCTGAACGTCCAGGTCATGTGAATGGTGTCAGCTACTCCAGATGCGGCGTCGGCCGGCGCGGTGGTCACGGTCGGCAGAGTAGTGTCCGCTCCCGGAACCGCTACAGCGTTAAACCAGGTGGAATCGATATCGATCGGGCAATCGGGATCGGTGGTCTCTACGTGATATTCGACCATCCCGTTATTCTTGGTTGACTGAAACATCGCCGCCAATGAAGGTGATTGGAATTCGATCTTACCCTCCTGGCCCTTGGCAGAATCCTCCGGCCAAGTGAACACGCCTTTGTAGATCACACCGTACCGGTATCCCCCTCGGATCGTCGCCTTGTAGAGCAGGGCGACATACGGAGCCACGTCGGATTCGGTAGAATACACCCCGCCGATTGAAGCGAGCGTCTGCCCCAACAACACGGCCCTTTGAGCACTGGACAAATCCGCGAGCTTCAGGGTCACATCAATCGAATCGAAGGCTGTCGCCTGATCCCATACCCTATTCTCAGCGTACTGTGTCGCCGTGTTCTGCTTCGGCTTGATGTCGATCTCCTGTACGCCGTCGTAAAGCGCAGGAGTGCCGTAGGCCAAAGCGGAATCGGTGTCCGCCGTCTGAACCGCGATGTAACATTTTTCAACACCAACAATAGGCATGATATTTCTCCTTTCTTAAACGTCTACGTAGGTCGCTCGAATGACCCTGTGATAGATCTGCGTGTCGGGCTCAAACCCGAGGTCGATGCACATCGTTCTTTTGAAGCCTGCCGCGGTCAGAGCAGAGAGAGCTTGAGCGGCGAGATCTTCTACGTCGATTGCCGCTCCCGGCTTGGACCACACATCGATCTGCATGAAGTAGCTGGTCGCGGTCTCCTGGTTCTGCGCCCAGAAAGCCCCCTGCTCGTTGTACTCGAAAAAGGTGATGTAACTCTGAGCAAATCCAGTGTACCGGCGCAGACCCACCGGGACACCCATGGGAGACAGGGTGGTTATAATCAGACTGTTGATCATTTTGCCCCCCCGAGCACTTCAGCGATAGTCTTTGTCACTACCGCCCTGTTTTTTTCAGCCGCCGGCGCGACAAACGGATAGGCGGCCTGCCTCGATGTCCCGTACTCAAGGAACTTCGCCCGCCAACTGGTCTCCAGGGTGGGGCCGACCGTGACGTACTTGATATCTCCTTGAGATTTGACACCTGAGATCTGGATATCGTCCCGTATATGTTTGTGGTTTTCCGTGCTGACGTGTACCATCGACTTCATGTCCTCGGCAACAGGCTTCGCAGCGGCCTTCAGGGCATCGCCCGATGCCCTGCCGATGCCCACTCCCTTTTTTACGAGCGCCGCCATCATCTCTTCGATGCCTGTTATCTCGATCTCGGCCGTATAGTTAGCCATTCGCCATCACATCCCTTGCGTGGATCTCCAGCCACATACGATATCCATCCGGATCGACTGGAGGGACTTTGATGATCAGCGTTTCCGTGTCATCAACGATCTGCATCGTCGCTTTGACATCTGTCCGGAAGCGGATCGTGTATTGGATATCGCTCTCGGACTGAACCGCGGCTGCCTGGAAATACAGTCTCCCTTTGATGCCCTCTTTCAGCGCCATGATCGGGAGCGGGTTCCCGTTACCGTCCACAACGAGCGGCTGCCAGGTCGGCTGGGAAACACCGTTGGCGTCAGTTGCATCCGGTGTGGCGTTGTAATTGATGAAAATCTTGTGCCGCAGTTGTCCGGCGTTGATTTTCAGCTTGCCGGCCATATCACACCTCCCAAATCGGTGGGCTCGGGCACGGCGACGGTGGTTCCATCTCCAGAGCCTTGGCATGAAGCTGAGCGATCACCGCGACCAGAGGGTCGTTGGGATTGAGCGGCGTGCCAATCATGCCAATGTCATCAAACCAACGGACAACCAGAACTGAAGCCACCAGCATGGCGGTCGGGTCAAGGGGGTTGTCCTGGCTCCAGTCCCGGCCGGTCGCGCTCTTGATAAAATCGTCCACCCCGGGGAGAAGGATGTTCAGTTGCGGGTAATCGTCCGGATTGGGAAGTCTGAGCATGTCGGCCGCCTGCTGTGGAGTGAGGATGCTCACGTGATCACCTCTTACACGAGCAGGTAGGCATCTACCGCACTGCCGTTTAATGCACTGTTTAAAAGCATGGTGTTGTTCTCAATATTGGCAGCATCAGTGGTCACCGTCGGTGCCGTTGCCTCTTTCACGTTGTTCAGATAAGCCGCCAGGACGGTGTTGTGCGGCAGCAGGTAGGGAAGTCCGAGTTTGCTTCCCAAGCCGACGCTCACGGTATCAGTGCCTGCGTGAGTCTGGATTGGCAGGTCGATCTCGGTGAAACTCGCGAATGCCTTGGCGCCAACAACGGGAGTTGTGCCATTCAAAGCTAGTACCTCAGAGATTGCAACACCCGCGTAGTTGAGGCCCTTCACAGTGACGTTGCCAGCGATGCCGGCCGCATTGCCAACGATGGAGACGTTACGAGGTACCCGGGGATTGGTGATACCCGCGACAATTGCCTGGACCGCGGCTGTCAGCGGGGTTGCCGCCAGAACATTAGCTGCCCCAAGGGCAATAGCATTCGCCGCAGAGACCTGGAAATGAGCCAGGAAAGCGCGCAGGACCTCAACACCAGTAACGTCAGAGGTCAGGCTCTCTCCTATGCCTCTCTTATAAGGTGCAAGTGACATTGATTTTACCTCCAGTCTGAATAGTTAGGGGACGGTGTTGGCCGCCCCCTCTTCTTCTCTACCGCTTCAAGCGGCAGCCAGTTTTATTACGCGCCGGTCATGAGCACAAATGCTTCCGAAAGTGCGGGCTTCGCGTCTGCGATCAGCAAACCACGGTACATGATGCTGGCGCTGGTGAACGCTGCCGAGCGATCCGCCTCAATCTCGGGGCTCTGAGAAAAGTTCATGTAGTAGTAGTCAGGCCGACAGAACAGGATCGTGTTGTTCGGGATGTAATCGTCAACCAGGTACGGATAGTTCAGGACCTTCTTGGCAAAACCGTTCTGCGGGTCCTGGGTGAACAGGGGAATCCCGGTGGAGCTCTTGATCTTCATCATCTGGGCCTCAGTCTGGATGTTCATGACCCACTGGGCGCCGAGACGGTACATGGAGCGGAGCAGCGCCTGGCAGTTCACGAAGTCATCGTACCCCAGGCCGTTCGCCAGGCTGTAAGTCAGACTGTTGGTGGAATCAAAAGTGAAACCAATGCCGGACAGGATACCGGTCGGCTGCGGCAGGTTGGGAGCAGCGGGAGATGCGCCAAGACCGTTCAGGATGGCGTTCTCAATAGCGATGGCCAACTGCAAACCGATCTGGTTGACGACATACGCCTCAAACGCATCGATCGTCATCATCTCGACGGCGATGGAGAGCTTCGCGTACTTGGCCAGCGTATAGCCGCCCAGGGCGACCGGCAGTACGGTGTCATCGGTATTCGTTCCGACCACGGCCTCAGCGGACCACACGGCAGCGGTCAGGGCATTCGCCACGGGCAGGATCACGTTGCCGGGGATGTACGTGGTGCTGATCCAGGGGAACAGGACGCTGCTCTGGCGCAGTTTCATGATGATCTTGTCGTAGGTCGTG